AAAACGCCCGTGGATAAAGAGGAAGTGCGCGTTCGCATGGTGGCCGACTGCATCAAGCGGGGCATTTATTCCGCATCCACACCTGATCATTTCGCTCGCCTTGCGGTTGCGCGTGGATACGTCGAGGCGGAGCAGGCAAAGAGGGTGGGGTACATCGTATGAAGGGCAACCTTGTCAAAATGTCGAACGTCAATCGGAAGGAGACGCGCTGGCTGAAAAATTCTCAGCGCAAGCGTCAGTCATCGCCGAGGGCCAAGCCCAATCTCGTCGAGACCTTCGCACGCATGTGGATCGAGTGCGATCCGAACAGGGGCGGCCCCGGTCTGGGGCCAGACGATCTGCAGATCATGACGATCAACGGCAAAGCCGAGATGCGCCCGCGCTGGGAGTGGTTCATTCCGCGCGCCAAGGCGTCAATCAAGTATCTGAAAGAGCGCGAGGTTCTATGAAAAGAGAAAGGCCCCAGGAGGTGAATCCTAGGGCCTTGTTGTTGGGTCAGTAGAGGCCGACCCCGAGCGGAGACAATCTGCAGAGACGTTATAACATAACTTCTCCTCCGCTCAAATGGGTTTCTCACGGTTCGCGGCTCTCCCGTTCTTAAAGGGCCGAACTACAAAACGCTGGCTCTGGTGCGCCCATTCCACCCAGCGGCCTATACGGTGCCCGGCAACCCCGGGGTCAGGGTCGAGCACTGATGCGGTTCGTCGTCGGGGATGACCTCCCGGTCCGACCGCATCAGGGGAGCGCCCAAGAAAGCTCCCGGAGGTCGGATGGGGACAACATCCGAGGGCCTACAGGCCCGAAGGGAACCGAGTACGCGCCCCGTGGTGGGGTCCTCCTGGTCAGGGGCTGTCTGGAATGGGGTTGCCCATACCGGCAGGCGGAAAGGGCGGAGCTATGGGAGGGAAGCATGTGCAGACACCGCAACGGGGCAGGGGAGGGCTGAGGATGGCCGGGTATCGGGATGTGATTGCGGAAGGGCTGTATTCGTTCACGCCCAAACTGCGCGCAAGGGTGCCCCGTGGGATCGCGAAGGAGGTGGACGATGATGTGGAGAAGGTCATCGCCGCCCTTGATGCCGCCGGCTATTGCATCGTGCCGATGGAGCCTACAGAGGCAATGCGCGGTGCGGGCACTGGAGAAAACACGCGCTGGCGAAAGTTGGACGACGGCAGCGTTGTCGTCGACACCTACCGCGCCATGCTAGCAGCCCGTCCCAAATGCGGGGCAGGGGAAGGATAGGCGATGAGGTCCAGTAGTTGGGGAGCTGTTTTTAGGTCCCACAGGCAGCGCGGCTGCGATCCGTCGGATGCAGCTTATCGTGCGGACCAGTGGGAAAAGCGTCAGCGCCCAGATCGCTGGAGTATGTGCCCCAGCACACACTGCGAGCGCCGACGTGAGTGCGCATCGCCGCATGAATGCTGCGCCGCCATCACCGAAGCGGAGTCATCGGAATGAGCGAGAACTAGACGATGCGCTTCGCTTACGCTGATCCCCCGTACCTTGGCCGCGCAGAATATTATCGCGCGCACCATCCGGACGCGATGAAGTGGAATGACCCAGAAACGCACCGCACGCTGATCGCTCGCCTGCAGGCGGAATTCCCCGATGGGTGGGTGATGAGTCTAAACGAGCGGAGCTTGCGTGTGATTTTACCGATGTGCCCGCCTGATGCGCGAACGGCCGCGTGGATCACTGATCGGCCGCGCTTTGCCGGCACCGCTGTTCCCGTCAGGAGACATTTTGAGCCGGTTATCTTCTGCGGCGGCCGGCCATACGGCGACACGGGCAACAGGGCTGCGGATTTCATCGTAACGAAGCAGGAGCGTCTGCCGGCGGGTCAGCCTCGATATGTGATGCGCAAAGATGACCTGCGTTCTGGGAAAACGTTCGTCGGCCGCAAGCCCGCCGCTTTCAGTCTTTGGCTTCTCGACCTTCTCGGGTGGCAAGAGGGAGACACAATCGATGACCTGTTTCCAGGTACGGGGGCGGTGCAAGCCGCGTGGTGCACCCGCATCACCTGCCATGCTGACGGGACTGAAACCGAGGAGGGACCAGCGCATGCGTGACGCACCACACCCCATCCCGACAGAAGCGCCCTGATGTCCCGTCGCCAACCGGTACTGCGTGAGGAGCGGGTCTGCCCCACGGTCGAGACGGCGGCCAAGCTCAAGCGCGACCCCCTGGAGATTGCAGCCCTTACCTATCGCGCTACGGACGGCCGTGACGGGCTATCTCCCGAGCGGGAGGAGGCGGTCATCCTGATCCGGCGTGCCTACCAGATCATCACCGCACCGGTCGCCAGCCGGATTGCGGACCACATGCGGACAGACCGCAGCCACGGGGAGATGTCCGACGCAGCAGCCCGCCTGGTGGCGCACTACAACGACTGGGCCAATGCGGTGTATGCCAGGGGCCTGTCGGTCTACCGTGCCCTGGACGTGCTCTTGGACGATGCGGAGCGGGAATGGCACGGGCGGGACTTGGAGGGGGTCAACGCCCTGGCGCAAATATGGATTGACATCAGGCGGTGAGGGGGTTTACATGGTGTCGAGCGTTGAGAATTCCGCCCGCCCAGGAAACTGCGGCGGGCTTTTGCGTTCCGGAGGGCACATGACGTTTCGTGTTGGCGAAGTGGTGATGCTCAGGTCGGGCGGGCCAGAGATGACAGTGACGGATGTGCGTCCGGATGGGATCATAATGGTTGCGTGGTTTGGCGGCGCCGTGCTGAAAACAGGGGCGTTTCAAGACCAAACGCTTGATTCCCTATGCCCCGCATGACCCCGGCTTGGCCGGACGGCTGGATCGACGGCGTGGGCGATATCATTTCGCCTCTTCCCGGCCCCACCTACCCCCGCCCATGACCATCAGCTACTCCAAGTCCAACGACCACGCAGCCCGTATCTTGGAGAGCATGACCCCAGCACAGCGCCGTCAGATGGCCCAGATGGTGCCTGAGGCCCGAGAGCTGCTGTACCCGCCCCTGCGGGCGGTAGAAGACACAGACCTGGGCATGGTAGACGAGACAATCCGGTGAAGCTGTCAAATGGCATTCGCCTTTCTGTAACGACCGTTAAGGAATTTACAAATGGCCGCTCGCGGTAGACCGCCGGGTCCGGGAGAAAAGCCCTGGCGTGACGCCATTCGCCGGGCCGTCAATCGGCATGTCGCTGGTGATGGCGACCCCAAGGCGCTCGACAAACTGGCAGACAAGCTAGTGTCAGAGGGGCTTGAGGGCAGCATCCCCGCCATGCAGGAGATCGGCAATCGGTTGGACGGCAAGCCGATGCAGCCTGTCGGCGGCGACGAGGAGAGTGTTCCGGTTCGGATGGTAATCGAGTGGGCGAAACCCTCAGAATTGTAATTCCATATAGCCCGCGTCCGCAGTTTCACGACTTCCATGAAAGCCTCAAGCGTTTCGCCGTGGGGGTCGCCCACAGGCGGGCCGGTAAGACCGTCGCCTCGATCAACAAGCTCATCCGGGGTGCGTTGACCTGCGAGCGGCCAGACCCTCGGTTTGCCTATCTCGCGCCGTTCTTCAACCAGGCTAAGGATGTTGCCTGGGAATACCTGAAGCACTACAGCGCCCCCGTTCCTGGGGTGGGCTTCAACGAGTCCGAGCTGCGGGTGGACTTCCCCAACGGGGGACGCGTCAGGCTGTACGGGGCAGACAACGCCGATAGACTGCGGGGCATCTATCTGGACGGGGTTGTTCTGGATGAGTATGCCCAGATGCACCCCCGTGCATGGGCAGAGATCATCCGCCCGGCTCTGACGGACAGGCAAGGGTGGGCCTTGTTCATCGGCACGCCCATGGGCCGCAATGCGTTCAGCGAGATTTACGAGGCCGCCAAGCTTGACCCGGAGTGGATGACCTTCTGCCTGCGGGCCAGCGAGACGGGGCTGATTCCCGCGCCCGAATTGGAGGCCGCGCGCAAGGCCATGTCCGAGGATCAATACGCACAGGAGTTCGAGTGCAGCTTTGATGCGGCGATCATGGGCAGCTACTACGGCAAGCTGATAGGCGATGCTGAGCCGCGCATGGTGCGCACGCTCTATGACCCGGCCCTGCCGGTTACGACCGCCTGGGATCTGGGCATAGGCGACTCAACGGCCATATGGTTTTGCCAGCAGGTCGGTAACGAGGTCAGGCTGATCGACTATTACGAGAATGCCGGCGAGGGCATGGGTCACTACGCCAAGGTGATCCTTGGGAAACCCTACACTTACAAGGAACATATCGGCCCGCACGACGCGGCTGCGCGGCTCCAGGACGAGCATGGCCGGACGCGGGTGGAAATCCTGCATTCCCTGGGCATCCGCATGAGGGTGCTTGCGAACAGCTCTACAGACGACGGTATCGAGGCGGTGCGTGTGCTTCTGCCTCGCTGCTGGTTCGACCGGGACAAATGCGCGCGCGGGATCGAGGCGCTTCGCCAGTACCGCCGCGAGTACGACGACAAGCTTAAGACATTCAGGAGCAAGCCCTTGCACGACTGGACCTCACACCCCGCCGATGCGTTCCGCTATCTCGCGGTCGGATTGCGCGCGGAGCGTGAGAAGCGTCCGGGGCGTCCTGTGGGGGCGGCAGGCGGGTGGATGGGCTAGATGGCTGATGAAACCGACGCCTATTCCGACGCCAAGGAGAGCGGCGATCCTGAGGAGATCCTAGAGCAGGCCCGGAAGGACTTCACCCGCTGCGAGGAATGGCATTCGGAGAACTACCAAGCCGCGATTGACGATATCCGGTTTGCCCGCCTGACCGACCAATGGCCGGAGGAGATCAAGAAGGACCGGGAGCGCGAGCGCCGGCCGTGCCTGACGATCAACAAGCTGCCGGCGTTCATCCGTCAGGTTGTTAACGACGCCCGGCAGAACAAGCCGACGATCAAGGTCCGCCCGGTCGATAGCGGGTCCGACCCAGAGACGGCTGAGATATTCAACGGCATCATCCGCAACATCGAGCAGTCCTCGAATGCGGACGTAGCCTATGACACGGCTGCCGACTTCGCGGTCTGCGGTGGGATTGGCTATATCCGGGTGGCCGTAGAGTTCGCCCATGATGACACGTTCGAGAAGGAGCTGAGGATCGAACGGGTGTCCAACCCGTTCGCGGTGTTCGGCGACCCTGACAGTCAGGCTGCGGATTCCTCAGATTGGAACGTCGCGTTTCTCGTCGACATGATGCCGAAGAAGGCGTTCGAGGCCAAATACAAGGAAGCCGAGAAGGTCGATTGGGACGCCGAGGGCTATGCGGGCCTTGGCGAGCCCTGGCTGACCGAAGAGTCGGTGATGATTGCCGAGTACTGGACGCGGCGGGAGGTCGACCGGCCTATCGTGCTGCTGTCCAACGGCATGACGGTTGATCGTGAGGCATTCGACGAGGCGGCGGACCTTCTCGAGGCGGAAGGCGTTACCATCGTTGAGGAGCGCACGACCAAGAGCTACCGGGTCAAGCAGTGCATCTTGACCGGTGCGGAAGTGCTGGAAGAGAACGAGTGGGCGGGCAAGTACATCCCGATCATTCCCGTCTATGGCGATGAGGTGAACCTTGAGGGCAAGCGGCATTTCCGCTCGCTGATCCGGGACGCCAAGGACGCCCAACGGATGTTCAACTACTGGCGTACCGCCGCGACCGAGCTGGTTGCGCTGGCGCCTAAGGCCCCGTGGATCGGCCCTGAGGGCGCGTTCGATTCCATGCCCGAGCGGTGGGATACCGCGAACACGGAGAGCCACAATTACCTGGAGTACAGCGGGTCTGTTGCACCCCAGCGTGTGCCGTTCACGGGCGTGCCGGCCGGTCATCTCCAAGAGGCGCTAAACGCCTCGGACGACATGAAAGCCATCATGGGCGTTTATGACGCCAGCCTGGGCGCGCGTTCGAATGAAACCTCGGGCCGGGCGATCATGGCCCGCCAGCGGGAGGGGGATGTCTCGACGTTCCACTTCCTGGACAACCTCTCTCGCGCCATCCGGCATACCGGGCGGGTGCTGATCGACCTGATTCCCATGGTCTACACGGGCGAGCGTATCGTTCGCGTGCTGGGCGAGGATGGGTCGGTCGACCGCGTGCCGCTCAATCAGCCTGCGCCGGTCAAGGGGCCTGAGGGCGAGCCTCAGGTGGACCCACAGACCCAACAGCCGATGACGCGCATCTATGACCTTGCGGCGGGCAAATACGACCTGACTGTCTCCACCGGCCCGAGCTACACGACCCAGCGCCAGGAGACGGCCGAGCAGATGATGCAATTGCTGCAGGCGTTCCCGCAGGCCGCGCCGGTCATCGGCGATCTTCTGGTCAAGAACCTGGATTGGCAGGGCGCCGACGAGATTTCGGACCGGCTCAAGGCGATGCTGCCGCCGCAGGTGCAGGGTCCGAACCCGGAAGTGCAGGCGATGACCGAGCAAATGCAGAAACTCGGTGAGGCCATGCAGAAGCTTACGGCCGAGAACGAACAGCTCAAGCTGCAGGCCGCTGGCATGAAGGCCGACAACCAGGCCGACATGATGGGCGTGGAGATCGACCGTTTCGAGGCCGAGACGGGCCGCATGAAGGTGGTCAACGAGATTCTGCGACCACCGCCGCAACCCGCCACATCAGGACGCCCACCCGCCCGCAGCTAGCGGGTTTTTTAATGCCTGTCACCAACCCGTGAGGAGTGACCAATGGACGAAGATGACGTGACCAATCCGGCCGAGGGCGAAGAGCCTGAGGACCAGGAAGTCACAGACGAGCCCGATCTTGAGGTCGATGACCAGGATGAGGGCGACGATGACGAGCAGGAAGCCGAGCCAGACCTAGAGGACGTCGAGTACGAGGGCAAGACCTACAAGCTCAACAAGGAGCTTAAGGAGGCCCTGCTTCGGCAGTCGGACTACACGCGCAAGACCCAGGCACATGCCGAGGAAAAGCGGGCATTCGAGGACGGCCGGAAGGCTTTCCAAGAGCAGGTCCAATTTCAACAGCAGTTCCTCCGGGAGCACGCGCAGATCGTCTCGCTCGACGATCAGATCGAGCAGTACGGCAAGATTAACTGGCAGCAATTGAGCGACCCCGTTGCTGGTGATCCCGTCAAGGCGCAGCAACTGTGGATTCAGTATCAGCAGTTGAGGGACCGGCGCGGCGCGTTGGTCCAGACCGTCCAGCAGAAGGCGCAGACACTCGCTGAGCAGCGGAAAGATGAATCCGCCAAGCAAATCGAGGAAGGTCAGGCTGTTCTAAGGAAGGAAATCCCCAACTACGGCCCCGAGCTGGTGAGCAAGCTCCGGGACTTTGGCGTGTCGCAAGTCGGGCTCAAGCCCGAGGAGATCGACCGTGTTACCGATCCCCGCCACGTCAAGCTCCTGAACCTCGCCTATATCGGGCACCAGTTGGCAGAGAAACAGCGCAAGGCGATGACGAAGAAGCCGGCAGAGGCCAATCCCGTTCCGACTGTTCAGTCGAAGGGGAAGCCCGACAACCGTCTCCGGGATGATCTCTCCATTGAGGAATGGAATAGGCGTCGCACTGCGCAATTGGCGGCCCGCCGCTGAACTCATAGCCCGCGTCGTGAGACGCCGGCCTTCCCTCAGAAGGACCTTTTTCCATGAGCAATACACTGCTGACTCCCACGGCGGTTACGCGGGAAGCCCTGCGTATCCTCCATCAGAAGCTCAACTTCATCGGCACGATCAACCGGCAGTACGACGATTCTTTCGCCAAGTCCGGCGCGAAAATCGGCGACAGCTTGAAGATCCGCTTGCCCAACCAGTACTCGGTGCGCACCGGCCGGACCATCGACGTGCAGGACACCACGGAGTCCAGTGTCACCCTGCAGATCGCGACCCAGAAGGGCGTTGATCTGTCGTTTACCTCGAACGAGCTGACCCTGAGCCTGGATGACTTTTCCAGCCGCGTTCTCGATCCGGCGATGACCGTCCTGGCGGCCAACATCGAATCCGACGCCATGTCCATGTACAAGGACGTGTATCAGGAAGTGTCTGACGTTGGTGCGACCGCGACCGTCGATCTGGTGCTGGCGGTGGCCGAGAAGCTGACCAACTCCCTGACGCCGATCAGCGACCGCACGCTGAACCTGACCACGCGCATGAACCGCAACCTGGTTGACGCGCTCAAGGGCCTGTTCAACGACCCGGCCAAGCTCTCCAAGAACTACCGCGAGGGCATGGTGGCCAATAACTTCCTTGGCTTCCAGAAGGTCTTCGAGAACACCATGTGGAAGCTTCACACCACCGGCACCGACGACGGCACGGGCGACTATCTGGTCAACGACGGCGGCACGATTGCCGAGGGCTCGACCTCGATCACGGTCGATACCGGCGCCGGCACGTGGAAGAAGGGCGATATCTTCTTCTTCGCTGGTGTCAACTCGGTTCACCCGGAGACAAAGGAAGACACGGGCCGCCTGCAGCAGTTTGTTGTGACTGCGGACACCACCACGTCGGCCACGACGATCAACTTCTCGCCGGCCCTCTACTCGACCGGCCCGAAGCAGAACATCGACGCCATGCCGGCGGACGACGCGGCTCTGGAGAAGGACGAGTACGACGAGACGACCGCTATCGGCAATGCCGCCGATTACTACGTCGCCATGGGCTACCACAAGGATGCGTTCGCGTTCGCGACCGCCGACCTGATCATGCCCAAGGGGGTCGACTTCTCGGCCCGTGAGGTCCAGGACGGCATTTCGATGCGCATCATCCGCGACTACGACATCAACAATGACACCCTGCCGTGTCGTATCGACGTTCTGTACGGCTACAAGACGCTCCGGCCCGAGCTGGCCTGCCGTCTCGGCCTGAACTAAGGAGCACTGAGCAATGGCAATCAAGCACCTCTCTGACGGCAATCCCGATGGCACGACGCTCGGGCAGTCGGCTTCTGACCTTGTGGGCTTCCACGGGGCAACGCCGGTTGACCAGGCGGCGACCATCGCCTCTGTCACCATGCCGGGTCTTTCGATTGGCGGTTACGGCTACACCGGTACCGCCAACCTCACCACGCTCTGGGCTGCCGTGAACTCGATCACGGCCGCGCTGCGCGAAAAGGGCATCATCGCCGCTTCGTAATGGTGAAGTTCTATGGCCGCGCCTCGATCTCTGAGGAGCAAGCGGCGCGGCACATAGAGCATACCAAGACGTTGGGGCTGCCCCGGGCAGAGGACACCCTGCTACATGACCGCCCCCTGGCAGTGCTGGGGGGCGGACCATCCATAAATTCAACTGTTGAAACACTGCGCTGCTGGCCGGGCGATATCTGGGCCATCAACGGGGCGTTCAACTGGTGTGTCGTTCAACAGTTGAACGCTACGTATGTCTCGGCCGATCCCCAGCCTTTGGTCGGGGATGCAAGGCTTGGCCCGGAAGATTCCGCCCTGCTTGCGGAGGTCTGCGATCCCTCGGTTTGGGAGCGGCTTGGGCACGCTCGAATCACGACGTTTGAAATGAGCTTCAAGACCGGCGTTGGTCCGTCCACGGCAACCTACTGCCTGGGGCTGGGTCCGAAGCTCGGATATCGGCAACTCACCTATTTCGGATGCGAGGGTAGCTTCGTGGAACAGCGACACGCTTACGACGCCCCGCAGGACTACATGGGGGCAATGGTGGTGCGGGTCGGCGGCGAGGAGTTCACAACGTCACCGGCCCTGTTGATCCAGTCCGAGGTGCTTGCCTCGCTCATCCGCAAGTTTCCTGAGGTCTACCGGGAGCAATCCGGCGGGCTGCTGTCCGCCCTTGTCGAGCACGGCAAGTGGGAGCCGGTTTCGGTCGATCCTTCGTTGCAGCCCAGAGAGCGCGAGCGGGGGGATTTCGAGTATCACGGCGGCATGTGTCCGTTTGACGAGCCGCTGTTCGAGCCAGCCAGCCCATTGGAATACCAGGCGTCGAAATGACAACCTTCTCCGACCTCAAGGCCAACATTGCCGACGACCTCAACCGCACCGACCTGACGACGCAGATCAACACGCGTGTCCTGCGGGCGGTCGGGTACTACGCCAACAAGGAGTTCTGGTTCAATCGCGCACAAGCGACGGCATCGACCGTGGCGGGACAGGAGCTATATGCGCTGCCTACCGATTTCATGGCCCCGTACCGGATGCAATTGACGGACGGCACGCTGAAAGAGCCGCTGGTCCGCGTCGCCAATAACTGGTTGAACGCCTACTTCGAGACGGAGACTCGGTCCCGCCCGACCCATTGGTCGATCCTTGCCAATCAGATCCGGCTCCGGCCGCTCCCCGATGCGGTCTACACGCTCACCCTGACCTACCGCAAGGAGCTGACCGCGCTTTCCGGCGCCAGCGATACCAACGCTTGGACCGAAGACGCGGAGATGCTGATTCACTACCGGACGTGCTGGGATATCTATCAGCACATCATCCGGGACCAGGGCATGGCGCAGGCGTGCAAGGCATCCGAGATGGAGCAGCTTCATTGCCTGATGCGGCGCAATACCGAGATTGTCTCGGCCGGGCGGCTAAATACCGAGTTGGGCGGGGCGAGAAGCTACAACATCAATTACGACTGACCGGCCTGAGGCTATCAGGCATTGGCGCGAGTGAGCGCCGTTTATCCACACACATTTTGAGAGGGCAAACCGATGAAGGTCATGACGACCACTGTCGCCTATGACGATGAGGGCAATGAGCTTGGCGGGCGTTCTGTCTGGGGCTGTGGCCTGACCGGTGCAGAGCGCAATGTCTGGCACCAGACCCAGCTCGACGCCGAAGCGGCCTTGCTGGCCGCGAGCAACGCGCTGGCCGACTAGTGACCCATGTACGGCGCCAGTCTGGAATGGCTGGCGCCGTCACTCTGCGGCATCCGGGCCGGCTATGGGCACCGGACGCACGGCGACCGCTGGACCTATAGCGCGGTTGCCAGAATTCGCGGTCCTGTCGCGCTGATAAAGCTCGGCAACGGTCGCGGCTCCCGACGATCCAACTACCGCAGTCAACGCGCGGTTCTCGCCCTGCTTCGGGCCGAGGGCATCCGTCGTGCGTGGTGGAAACGTGACCCGCGCTCCGGCGCAATAAGCAAGGTGAGGCTGTAATGGCGGCGTTCAACAAGTTTGACCAGTTCGTTGAAGATCTGGCCTCCGGCGTTCATCAGCTCCATGCCGCCGGACACACTCTCAAGGTGTATCTGTCGAACGCCGCGCCGTCAGCTTCGGCCGATGCGATAAAGACGGACCTTGCCGAGATCACGAATCAGAACGGCTACACTGCGCCGGTCGATATCCAGAATGACATGACGCAAACCAGTGGAACCGCGACCGTCACGGCCGTTGATGTGGTTATCACGGCCACTGGTGCAGTCGGCCCGTTCCAGTACGCCGTGATCTACAACGACACGCCGACTAGCCCTGCCGACCCGCTGATCGGTTGGTACGACAACGGCTCCCCGGTCACGCTGGCGGACACGGAAACCTTCACAATCGACTTCGGTTCGAGCCTGATGACCATCGTATAGGTCCGTGCGGGTGAGGGTCTAGATCAATGGCAACTCTCACCAGCGTCGATCTTGGCGCCACCGGCCGATATATAGAGCTGGACGGCGCTGCGCTCGATAACGTCGGCTCCAAGACCATCATGGCCCTAGTCCGGCCGGACACGCTGGGCGATAGCAATTTCGGCTACCTCAAGGGCAAGACGCCAACCGGCTCTATCAACGGCGAGCGGCTGTTTCCGTCCAGCGGAGTGGGATGGACCTATGCGTTCCATTCGACGGGTACGGCCGGGTCGCCCACGCGCGCAACGGCAAACAGCTCATTCGTTGTAGATTCGTGGCAGTGCGTCGCGTGCTCGCACGATGGCTCGCTTACCGCTGCAAATATCCACATCTACTACGCCGTAGCGGATGTCGGTGGGGACATTGGCGACCTCGCCGAGGAAACAAGCTACTCGGCCACGACCAACGGCACGACGGCTTTCTACGACGACAGCGCCCATCCAACTTTCCTGATGAACCGCTTCGGCCTCGGCCGGGCGTTCGTTGGTGACTATGCTTGGTTCGCGGAATGGGACCGCGTCCTAAACCTCACCGAGATCAATCAGGCCAAGGCGGACGGCCCGCTGTCGGTTCCGACCGGCCTGATCTACGTCTATGCCAACGGGCAGATTTACGACCCGAACGCCTCGGGCGTGACGATTGTGGACCGCTCGACGCGGGTTGAGGGCACGCTGCCGAACAACCTGAATCTCGGCGGTGACACCACGCTCACTGCGGACTCCGGCTCCTACACCGTTACGGGCACAGCGGCGACGCTGACCTATGCCAGTCCGAACACGACGCTAACCGCTGATTCAGGCAGCTTCGCCGTTACCGGGACGGCGGCGACCCTCACCTATGGTGAGGCCGCACCGGTAATTGAAGGCGGGTTCGAGGAATGCTCCGTTGACCTCGCCGGGTCGAGCGTTTCGGGTGTTGGCAGCGCCGCGACGATCACGATCAAGCCGGCCCAGCAGGAAACCGAGGCCGTCAGTGGTACGACGCGCAAGCGGTGGCTGAACCCATATTTCCGGGTGGCCAGCGTTCTGAACAAGCGCCCGACCTTTGAATTGCTGGACTACGCCGCGACCGCTGCGGACGGGAAATATCACGGCGCGCCCTGGCAGGCCGGTCGTCGGATGGTGTTTTCCTACGACCCGGACGACCCGGATGCGTGGGTTCATTTCGATACCGCTCATACTGTCGGCGCGAGCACGATTGAGTTCCGCCATTCGACGGCATTTACGCAGTCCCCAGTCTATGTCGCGTGGTCCCCGCGCTTCTCGGTCACGCAGTTCGGCCAGCGGCTTGAAGATCTGGCTACCGCGTTTCCAACGATGGTCCTGCCGACCGATGCGTCCCTTGCAACGGTTCCGTCCGAGATATCGGGCTTTCCGGCGCAGTCCTTCATTGTCGGCATGTACACGGCCCAGACCGACGACCTCAGCAATGCGATACCGGAAACGCCGCTCTATGCATGGTGGATCAACGACCCCGCGTTGACGCCAGCCACCGGGTCAAAGCGCACCATGGCGTTGACCATGGGCAACCACGGCGGCGAACCGCTCGGCGACCTGAACGCATTCGAGGGGATAGAGTTCCTTTGCAGTTCCGATACGCAGGCGCAAAACGTCCGGCAGCATGCTCAGGCCTTGTGTCTCGGTCCGATCAATGCGCCCGGACGTTACGGCGGCGGCTGGCGTGGCTCTTTCACGCAAGGTCCGGGCGGGATTGATGACGCAAACCGGAACTTTACCGGCGCGTCGGCAAATTCGGGACTTGAAATCGTCGACAAGCCGATGCAGGTCCTGCTTGACGTGCTGCCTCCCGTGGTCCAGGTGGCAATAGACCATCACGGCGCGTACAGCACGAAGTTCGGCATCTACACTGACGTTGCCAGCCACGACGCATTCCTAGCTGCCCTCGATCCCTACGTTACGGCGTCGATTTCCGACAAGGGCACGTCGGCGATCGGCGATGTCGAGCAGTGGTTTGCCGACAACTACAACTCGACGTTCTATGTGACCTACGAGTCCGGCGAGCCGACGCCCATGACGACGGGCGAGCGCACGGAATGGTCGCAGGCGTTCGTCAAGGCCGTTTCCGACCTCATTACCTCCGGCGCAATCCCGGCAACGTTCTCGCTCATCGCGGCAAGTGGGTCGTTCTCGGTCACGGGCACGGCGGCGGCGCTCACATACGGGTCGGCGTCTGTCCTGACAGCCGATTCCGGCAGCTTTGCAATCTCAGGCACGGCCGCGACGCTGAAATATGGGGCCGCAACGGTCCTGACAGCGGCGTCCGGCAGCTTCACGGTTTCGGGGACCGCCGCGACGTTCGTGCGGGACTATGTGTTCACGGCCGCGTCAGGCAGCTTCGTGATTACGGGGGTGGCGGCGACCTTGACGAAAAGCAGCGGCATATGGACGCCGATAGATGCGGCTAACGACTCCTGGGCTTCGGTCGCAGAGGTAACGGGGACGAGTTGGACATGATCCCTTTCGGCGAGTGGCGCCCTGACCTCCCCGACTTCCAACACCCCGGCGCGACGGAAGCGAAGAACGTCATACCGGACTTCAATTCCTATCGGCCCTTTCCCGCCAAACACACGGTATCTCCTGTCTCTGGCGCGCCGGCAACAGATGTCACGGGCGCGTTCTATTCGGAAACCCCGCCGACTTCGCTTGCCACGCTCGGCGAGGGATTCGTCTATGCCGGGACGGCGACAAAGCTGCATCGCTACTGGCTGGATAGCACCACTGTCGGCAGCGACACGTGGTCGGACGTGACTCGGACAACGGTCGGAGATTACACCTCCGGCCAATGGCAGTTTGCCAAGTTCGGCACGCGCATCATTGCGGTCAACGGGGCGGACGGGCCGCAGAGCTACGTTGAGGGCTCGTCGACCGATTTCGCGGCCTTGGCGGGCTCACCCCCTACGGGTGCGCGGTTCGTGTCGGTTGTCCGCGACTTCGTGAACATGGCGCCGAACGGCAACACACAGCATTGGTCTGCTATCAACGACCCCGAGGACTGGACGCCATCGGCCACGACCCAGAGCGACACGCAGACGGTTCCAGAGGGCGGCATCATCACCGGCCTTGCGGGCGGCGAATACGGCCTGACCTTCATGGAAAACGCCATCTACCGGCAGACCTATATCGGCTCGCCCCTGATTTTCCAGTTTGATCGGATCACTTCGCTCATCGGCATGTCCAATGGCAATGGCCTCGCTCAACATGAGGACATGGTGTTCTTTCATTCGGGAGAGGGCTTTTTTGTCATCAAGGGCGGGCAGCAGATTATCCCCATTGGCGAGGGGAAGGTCGACCGCTACGTCATCAACGAGACACAGGCGACCAGCACCATAACGGGCGCCATCGATCCGTTTCGCAAGATTTATGTCGCGCGGTTGACCCGGACGGCCGACGACTTCGAGCAGCATGAATTGCTTATCTACCACTGGCCGTCCGGCCGATGGTCTCGGGTGGAACTGGCGGTGGAGGCCGATGAGTTCACATTCCTCTTTTCCGCCAAGAGCGACAAGAACAGCGGCGTTATAGATTTCATGTCCCTCGGCGCATTCGAGGGCAGCACGTTTTACGACTTCTCGACCTTCCACAGCGGCAACATGGCCGCCGTTCTGGAAACCACGGAGGCGCAGATCTTCCCCGGCCGCCGAGCCTTCGTCCAAGGTGTGCGTCCGATTATCGATGGCGGGACGGATGCGAATATTACCGTCGCCCTCGCCGCACGTGCTGCGCCCAACGACACGGTGTCGTTCGGATCGGCGGTTGCCATGAACAGCTCCGGCTTGTCGCCGCAGCGCTCGTCAGGCCGCTTTCACCGAGCACAGGTCAATGTTGCTGCCGGCGCTTCGTGGACCCATGCCCAAGGCATTGACGTTGAGGCCGTGCCCGAGGGCAGCCGATGACCGGCTATACCGGTCCGACCCTGCCGAGCAGCGGGAACGGCCAGACGGACGGCGTATTCCGCCGGCTGGTTGACTGGCTCATGTCCACGCCCATGCAGGGGCACCTGAACGCCTCGGGGCTGGCGGACATCGCCGGGCTTACGCCGACAGACGGCAATATCATTGTAGGGGATGGGACCAACTTCGTTGCCGAGAGTGGGGCGACCGCAAGGGCCTCTCTGGGGCTCACCATCGGGACGGATGTCCAGGCGTGGGATGCGGACCTTGATACCGTGGCCGGGCTTGCCAAGACGGACGGGAATTTCATTGTCGGCAACGGTTCGGCATGGGTTGCCGAGTCAGGAGCAACGGCCCGCGCCTCATTGGGCCTGACTATCGGCACTGACGTTCAGGCATTCGATGCACAGCTTGCCGATGTAGCCGGGCTGGCTGTTACCGATGGGAATTTCATCGTCGGGAACGGTACGAACTTTGTTGCTGAGTCGGGCGCCACGGCGAGAACTTCCCTCGGGCTAGGCAGCCTCGCGACACTAAGCAGCATTAATGACGGCAACTGGTCCGGGACCGATCTTGCGGTTACGAACGGCGGCACCGGGGCGAGTACAGCCGCAGACGCATTCACTGCGCTGAAACAGGCGGCAAGCGATACGGCAACGGGCGTCGTCGAGATAGCCGATCAAACGGAGATGGAGGCCGGGTCCTCAACGGTGCTCGCCGTCACGCCCGGTCGGCAGCATCTACACCCCGGGATGCCCAAAGCGTGGGGGCGGGTTTCGGAGTCCGCCGGCACCTACACCTTGGAAGCAAGTTACAACGTCACGTCGATCAACAAGGTGGGGACAGGGCAGGTTACCGTCACTCTCGCAACGGACTTCTCATCGGCGGATTATTGCGTGCTGGTGACGAGTGCTCCGGGTGCAGTGGGCGCGGCCGGCAGCCTTGCGGTCGGTAGTTTCTCAGCGCGCGTTGCTCTGACATCGGACGGGAGCGCCACGGATGCGCAATTCTTCTTTGCCTGTTTTGGAGATCAATGAGCATGCCCAGCCCGTTCGAGACATTTCAGCAGCGCTTTAGCGGCCCGCCGCTACAGCCCTACAACCCGTTCCAGGGCGCCCCTCAGTACAGCAGCGCCTACACGCCGGGGGCCTTTGGCGGCCTGCCGGGCGTGCCCGGAGCGGGGGCGGCCCCGCCCCCTGGTGGGGGAGGCCTGTTGACCTCGCCCCCTGGCGGCGGGGGCGGTGAGGGCGGGCGCGAGAATGAGGCCGGACAGGGCGGGGGCGGAATGCCGTTCGGTCACTCCGCAGTTGATATGGGCTCGGGCGACGAACTGCTTGGCATCGGCGGATTTCTCGCGGGCGGTGTCCCTGGACTTCTGGCCGGCGCCGTTAATAGCGGCATCCGCGCAAATAACCTCAGCTATCGCGACAACGTTCTTGAGGGGCTAGGAACGGCCGGCCTTTCCCCCGGGCAGCAGCTCGGCGGCGTCACGGGGCTCAATAGCTACGGCGAGGGCCACGGCCTGCTGAATGACGCGGGCGTGAACATCGGCGGGCGCAATTACGGCGTGTCAATCGCGGGCGATCCGACTCAGGGCGGCGGGGTCATTGACGGCCGCACCACACTCACCGTTGACGAGGCGCAGAAGCGCTTCAACACGCTGGGGCCAACTGCCCCTGGCGGCCTTCTCTCAGCCCCCACGCAGCAGCCTGCGGGCGGCTTGCTGACAACGCCCTCAACGCCCGGCATGGCAACGCCTGCGGCCCCCACCAAGGCCCCGGCGGCTCCCAAGGCCACACAGGCTCAGATATCCGCCGCCCGCTCGGCTGCGGTCAAGGCCGGCCCGTTGGCGCGTGAGGCGTTCGATGCGTCCATGCGCAGCCTTGGCGCGAACCCCACGGCCAGCCAATTGAGCCAAGCCGGCCAGCTCGCCAAGTCGGGCCGGAGCATGCAGCAGGGCACGGCCGGGGTTTCCGGATCTCAGATCAAGGGCGGGCAGACGGTCGGTAACAACCCGAATGATAGGTCCGGGCGTAACAAGGGCGCGCCGTCCAAGGCGGGGGCGGGCGGGCGTCTCGGGGGCGGTGTGTGACGCAGCTAACGACTGTTCAGTCCTACCGCATCAAGGCGGAATGGCCGAAGCTTCTCCCGTTCATCCGCAAGGCGCTCTCGGTCGATACGGGGCGCTACACCGAGGCCAGCATCTTCGACGCGCTGCTTGAGCGGCAAATGCAGCTTTGGGCCGCCATCGATCCGGAGGACGGCCGCCGGCTCCTTGCAATCTGCATCACCGAAATTCGGAACTACCCCGGCAAGAAGGTGGGAACGGTGTTCCTCTGCGCCGGGGCAGGCATGGCGGGTTGGCTTCCGTATCTTGCCGATATCGAGGCGTGGTTCCGGGTGAAGGGCTGTAGGGAAGTCGACATATACGGCCGCAAGGGTTGGGCAAAGATGCTCCCCGATTACACGTTTGCGCGCGTGCTTCTGCGAAAGGAATTGTGACATGGACGGTGGCGGCGGCAACACCACGACGGTGCAGAACAGCGAGGCGCCCGAATATGCGCAGCCCTACATCAAGTACGGCTTGGGCGAGGCGCAGAACCTCTATAATTCGAGCCTGCCGAGCTACTATCCCGGCTCGACGCTGGCGGCCCAAAGCCCGACCACGCAGGCGGGTATCGGTGCGCTCGCCAACAGGGGCATGGCCGGCAGTCCCCTCGTGGCGGGCGCACAGGCCCAGCAGGCGGGCACTATCGGCGGCCAGCACTTGGCAAGCAATCCGATGCAAGACGCGGTGTACGGCAATGTCTCTTCCAAGGTGCTGCCGAGCGTCAACAGCCAGTTTTCCGGCGCCGGCCGGTACGGATCTAACGCGCACCAGAACCAGTTGGTCGACCAGCTCACCAACGCCTACGCGCCGTATGCCAGCCAGAACTACCAGTTCGAGCGCAGCAATCAGGAAGCCGCGTCGCGCGCCGCACCCGGCTTGGCCGGTGCGGACTACCAGGACATCCAGGCCGTACTCGGGGCAGGCCAGATGCAGGACCAGTACGGCCAGCAGCAGGTGAACGCGGACATCGCGCGGCATGATTTCGCGCAGAACATCCCGGCGCAGAAGCTGGCGCAGTACATGGCGATGATCAACGGCGGCACGGTCGGCGGCACGGTGACGAGCCAGCAGCCTAATCAGAACAACACGCTCGGCCAGTTGGGCGGGCTGTTGCTCGGCGGCGCGGGGCTCGGGATGCAGGGAGGGTTGTTCTAATGGCCGGCCTTCTCGACAACCGCCAAGCCCTCGGCGCTGGGCTTCTCTCTGCCGGCGGGGCCATGATGCAGGGCGGACAGCGCGGCCTTCTGGGGTCGCTCGGCCAAGGCTTGCAGGGCTTCGCACAGGGCCGCCAGGGGTTCCTCGACCAGGAGCGCCAGAGCCAGCTTTACGATTTGCAGCTTGCGGGATTGCAGCGGCAGGAGCGCCAGGCCGCGCTCACCGAGGAACAGCGCCAGCAAATGGCGCAGTCCGTTGAGGACTACCTATCGAAGAACCAGCTCCCGCCGGAGATTGACGGCCTTGTCCGCGCGCGTGTGGCCGGCGGCGATCAGGACGGCGCGCTAAAGATCGCGGCCGACTATGTGATGCAGACGCCGGACGCTCCCAAGACAGTCGGCGGCATGATGTGGACCGGCAGCGAGTACGCGCCGATCCCCGGCTATACCGAGCAGGCGTCGGCCATTGCCCAGGCCGGGCGCAACCAGGCGCCGGAGTTGCCGAAAACCATGGAGGAGCGTGACCGGCAAATCCTGTTGACCGGCGACCCCTCATCTCCCGAATACGAGCTGGCCTATGCCAACCTGTTCTTGAACCCCCGCATGGTGCAGGGCGAGCAGGGCATCGTTCCGATCATGCCGGTGGTTCCGCAAGGCGTGCGGCAGCCCGCGTCAATGTCGGGTGGTGCCCAGCCGACCGTGGGCTCGACGATCCCCGGCACGTTCAAGCCGACCGAGGGGCAGGGACTTTCCGCCGGGTACGCGTCGCGCATGGCCGAGGCCGAGCCGATCATCCAGCAATATGAGGACGTGCTGGCGTCGGGCACCGAAACCCTGCGGGCCAATTTGCCTATCGTGGGCAATTACGCCGCTTCGAGCGAATATCAGGAGGGCTATCAGGCGGCCTCGGATTGGGTGCGGGCCAAGCTGCGCAAGGAGTCCGGCGCGGTCATCGGCGAGGATGAGATGGCAGAGGAAATTCGCCAGTACTTCCCGCAGCCCGGCGACGGTCCAGAGGTCATCGCACAGAAGCGCCGCGCCCGTGAGACTGCCATTCAGGCCATGCAGAAGCAGGCCGGGCCGGCAGGGCAGGGCGGCGGGCAGCCACAGCCCGGGGAGCCCACGGCTATGAACGCGCAGGGTGATATTCTTGTGTTCCGCAACGGTCAGTGGGTTACGCCCTGATGGCTGCCCCCCGCAGACCGCAGGACGTGCCGGCCCCGCCGCCCGGATTCCAAGTGATGGAGCCGCCCGCCCCTTCCGCGCCCCCGCCCGGTTTCAGCATGGTCCCGGCCGTCGCCGACTTGGACAAGATGGTGAACAAGCGCAGCGGCGTCCCCATGGGCATCCGTCATGCCGTGGGCGGCGCATCAACGCCGGAAGATCGGCTTGCGACGCTGCGCCAGTGGTTCCCCGATGCTCAGCCCTATGGGGATGAGAATTTCGTCTTTACCAGCCCGGAGACGGGACGGGCGACCCTGTACAACCCGCCGGGAATGGATGTGGGAGATTTCCCCAGCGTCGCGCCTGAGATGGCCGAGATGGCCGGGGGTATTGCCGGCGGCGTTCTGGCGGTCCCGCCGGCCGTTGCCGGCGCAATTCCCACTGGCGGCGCAAGCCTGCTCGCCATTCCTGCCGGTGTGGGCTTGGGGGCCGCAGGCGGGCGGGAACTTGAGAACATCCTTGCGACCAGCATGGGCAACCGAATCGACACGCGCGACCCCGCGCGCCGGGTAATCGACGCAGGCGTTACGGCGGGTGTTAACGCTGTTGGGCAGCGGGTCGGGGACCTCGCGATCCAGGGCGGCAAGAAGCTCATCGGGGACGCATCCAGGCGGATGTTTACCAAGTCCGCCCCGGCCGATCTCAACGCCGCGTTCTTTAACCAGGGCGTCACCCCTACGCCCGGCGCTGTCTCGGGCTCCCGTCCGATCCAGATTGCCGAGCAAACCCTGTCCTATACCCCCGGCGGTTCCTCTGTAATGCAGGGCGTGGCCGAGCGCACGGTTGGCCAGATGGGCGATAGGGTAAAGTCGCTGGCCGAAACCCTCGGCCGCCGGATGTCTCCCCAGGCGGTAGGCGGCGTGCTCAAGGAAGGGGCCAAGGCAGCCGGCGAGCGTTTCGCTACGCGCCGGGAAGTGCTGGATGAGGCAATCGAGCAGACCATCGGCGGTAACGCCATGGTGCCGGTCGCCAATGCCCAGGCGTTGATTGGCGAGATGCGCGCGACCCTGCGCATGGCGCCCAAATCCCTGAACGCCAGCCTTGCCGGAGCGATCAAGGAACTCGACAACCTCATCCAGGACGCAGGGGCCAATGGCGGCGCCATTCCCTTCACCGCCCTCAGGAAGCTGCGCACCCGCATCGGTCAGGATCTTAAGCGGCCCGACGCCGCCGGCTACCGTCCGGGCGAGCAGCAGTACATCGCCCGCATCTATGGCGCCCTGTCAGAGGATATCAAAGCCGCCGCTGAGGCCGCCGGGCCTGACGCCGCCAAGGCGCTGAAAACCCATGACCGCTATGTCCGGCTCTTGCGCAATACCAATCTGCCGGCGCTGGACAAGATCGTGGCGGCCAAGGCGGATGAGGATGCGTTTCGCCTCGTGATGCAGGGGTCCGACCGTGGGGCGTCAAACCTCGCCCGGCTGCGCATGAGCCTCAAGTCTGAGGAGTGGGACGAACTCGCGTCAACGGTGCTCTATCGCATGGGACAGGCCAAGCCGGGCCAGCAGGGCGCCCCCGTCGAGCTGCTGGGGGAGGGCGACACGTTCAGCCCGAATTCGTTCCTGACCAACCTGGCGAAGCTGTCCCCTGAAGCCCGCAAGGCGCTGTTCGGCGGGACACGCTATGCCGAGTTGGCGGGCAATCTCGACGACCTCGCCAAGATCGCGGCCTCGCTCAAGGATTCGGAGAAGATGGCCAACCCCAGCGGGACCGGCCGGACCATCCTGTTCAGTGCTCTGGCTTGGGGCGGCGGACAGGCCATGTCGGGCAATCTCAGCGGCGCCGCGACGACGGTTGGCAGTACGGTTGTCGCCCCCTGGGCTGCGGCGAAGCTCCTGACATCTCCGGCCTTCACCCGCTGGCTTGCCGGCTCGCGGATGGTGGGAGCTAACCCTAATTCCCTCTCGAATCACCTGGGCCGTCTAGCCGTCGTTGTCTCGGCTGAGCCGGATATACGGGAGGAGGTGGACCAGTATCTGGGGGCCATCCGTTCATCGCCCGCCATGCGCAACCTGCTGTCCGGGCAACCCGCGCCAGGATCGGCCGCCGCCACGGCGGGACAATGACTGCCAGCAAGATCGCGGTTGGCAGGGCGTAAATCACAAGCGCATAGGCTGTCGCGAAGACCCACAGGTTAACGCCTGGGGTGATAACGGCTAGCAGGATCGCGATCCATACCAGGAACATCCGCCACGCATGGCGGCGTTTCCTCGGGTCCGGGTCATAGAGGCTGTACACCGGCCCAAGATTACCCCGCGTGTGAAGGAGCGACAAGATGTTGCGAATCCTATTGGCCGCCGCCTTCGGGTTGGCGGCTTTTCCATATCCGGCATGGGGGGCTCCGATTGCCTGCTCCCCGCGCCCCGATGTGCTGGCGCAGCTCGGCACTAAGTTCCAAGAGGTTCCCGTTTCCGCCGGCCTCGCCAATAACGGGGGGCTCCTTGAACTGCTGTCTACCCCTGACGGCAAGACCTGGACCATCATCATCACCATGCCGAACGGCGTGAGCTGCCTGGTTGCGGCCGGCGAAGATTGGCAGGACCGGGTTCCGGTCGGCAATCCCTCATGAGCCGTACCCCTGAGGAACGCCTTGCCGTCCTGGAAACAGAGATGGCGGGTATCAAGGCTGCGGTGGGCCGGATCGACGAGCGCACGGCCACCCTTGCCGAGGCCTACACGATGGGCAAGGGCGCCTGGAAAGCCACGATGAAAATCGGCGCGGTGATCATCGGAATCATCGGTGGCATCGCATGGCTGCTCGACCATCTCCCGCAATGGCTCAAGGGGTGACGTGATGCCAGTCGGCCCTCTCGCGAAGGTCTCCGACGAAGAGTTCGTTTCCCTCATACAACAGATAGGCCCCTCCGAGCTTGCCAAGCGCCTCGGTTATACGGAGCGGCGCGTTCATCAGAGGCGAGTGTCGGTAGAGGGGCGGTTGGGCATCAAGATTGTCGTTCCCGACCTGCGATGCACGCGCATTCCGAAGTTTGATCACCCCAACTGGCTAACCGATTCGATCCAGGACGGGCACGTTATCATCGGGTCCGACGCGCATTACTGGCCGGACCGAATATCGACGGCGCACCGGGCGCTGGTCAAGCTCTGCAAGGACATGAAGCCGCAGATCGTCGTCATGAACGGGGATATGGTCGACGGCGCCTCTATCTCTCGCCATCCGCCAATCGGATGGGAAAACCGCCCCAGCGTCGTTGAGGAAATCGAGACGACGCAAACCCGTCTCCATGAGATCGAGAAGGCGGCCGGCAAGGCGCGGCGGTATTGGCCGCTGGGCAATCACGATGCACGGTTTGAAACCCGCCTCGCGTCGGTTGCCCCGGAGTACGCCAAGATTCACGGCATGCACCTTCGCGACCACATGCCGCTGTGGGAGCCCTGTTGGGCGCTCTGCATCAACGATTCCGTAGTGGTGAAGCATCGGTACAAGGGCGGCATACACGCGACTCATACGAATACGCTGTGGTCCGGCAAGACGATCATCACCGGGCACCTGCACAGCCTGAAGGTCACGCCGTTCACCGATTACAACGGCACGCGCTTTGGCGTCGACACGGGCACGATGGCCGATCCCTACGGCCCGCAGTTCGAGGACTACCTTGAGCAAGGCCCCGTCAATTGGCGCTCGGGTTTTGTCGTGCTGACTTTCTATCGCGGCCGGCTTCTCTGGCCTGAAATCTGCCACGTCATCGGGGACGGCGAGGTCGAGTTCCGGGGCAAGGTTTTGCAGGTGTAGCCATGGAAGAGGCCGAGTTCGAGCTTGTCTCCGAGGAGGAGGACGAAGAGGCCCCGGACCCTGCCCCATGGTACCCGGTTAAGAGCGCGAGCGATGACGAGCGCCGCCGAGCATGGGTTCTGGAAATGCTCTGCACCACACCCGAGGGGCCGGTGTTCGACAAGATGGTTGATCATGCCGCCGCCGTTGAGGCGTACCTGATTGGCGGGAAACCGGCGCCCCAGCCGAAGCCGAGACCGGTGAAGTGACCTACGACGGCGCTGACGACAGCCGCAAGTGCTACGCGCTCGCGATAGCCCTGCTCAGGAAGGAGTTTATACGCAACATGCGATCTGCGGATATTTGCAAGAGGGCGGCCGAGATGGTCGACGGCGACCGGGCGCGCCAGCACGGCAACGCGCATGAGTCCTTCGCCCTGATCGCGCGCATGTGGAACGCATACCTTGAGGAGTGCCTGACCGTTCGCCTGTCATCGGTCGACGTTGCCCACATGATGGCGCTGTTGAAGATCACGCGCACGCAGACCGGCGAATTCAATCTGGACAACTGGATCGACGGCGTTGGCTACATCGCCCTGGCTGGCGAGCTTGCAGCAAAGGACTCGTCATGAATGAACCACGAGCGGGCGTTCTGGATGCTGATCGCTCGCGTGGTTCTGTGGTGGCCGGTCGGCTGGGTATGGCGCGTGGTGACGAGGTACTCACCTACGTCCAGGGGGAGGGATACTGGATCTGGAGGGGGCGGGAGTTGAAAACCAACCGCCTGCAGGTGCTCGCGATCTTCGAGCATCTCCTTGAGCGCAAGGGCCACTGGCGGTCAAAGGCGGACCTGTACCCCGTGCTGTGGCCCGCCGCGATGCCGGACACGGCGGACAAGTGCATCTCCGTCGCAGCATCCCGCCTTGCCAGCATTCTCATCGGCACGTCGGCGAGGATCGAGGCCCGGCAGTATTTCGGCTACCGGCTCGTTGGCGACATAGAGGTTGTTTGACAACGAATATGTTTACGCGCCGGTTCCGGCGTCAACATAAAGGTCTACACATGCAGGCTAGCCAGAACGGCCGCGCAATCGCGGTCGAGATCATCAGACAATGGGAGGGGTTGGAGCTAAAGCCCTACAAGTCGCAAGAGGATGAGGGGTTCACGGTCGGATTCGGACATCGCATGACCCCTGCCGAGCGGAAGAAATACGCGGCCGGCATCTCCGAAGAGCAGGCCGAGGCCCTGTTGCTGGGCGACATGGCGAAAGCCGAGCGGGCCGTGGCAAAGGTTGCCGTCCCGCTGAACGCCAACCAGGAAGGCGCGCTCATCTCTCTCGCCTTCAACATCGGCGCGGCTGCGTTTGCCGGCTCGACCGCAGCAAGGATGGCGAATGCCGGCGAGCACGACAAGGTCCCGGCCGCGATCAAGATGTGGAACAAGGTGACGGTCGGCGGCCGGAAGGTGGTCAGCAAGGGCTTGAAGCGCCGCCGGGACCATGAGGCGTTCGTATACGCCCGGCCTGTCGCTCCCGTCCCCAAATCCCTCACCAAGTCCCGCACCCTGGCGGGCTCGCTCACCAGCGGCGTCGGGACGGCCGGCACGGGGTCGATTGAGGCCGTCCAGGAAGTCCTGGGGGAGGCCCAGGGGCCGTTGTCCGACCTCGCCCTGTATCTGGACGTGGCGAAGTACCTGTTGCTCGCCGTGGCCCTGGTTGGGCTGGGGCTCGTCATCTATGCCCGGCTGTCGGATCGTAGGTCAGGAAACGCATAAACATGGATTATCTCGGATTCGCACTATGGATCGTCGCCGCCCTGCTGCTCCTCTGGGCCTGCTATCGGGTGGCGCGATGACTGAGGCGCCGCGCTCCTTCAATCCCGGCCGCTGGTCCGTCCGTGGGCTCGTGTTCGGGACTGCCATCCTGTCTGCCGCGCTGATCGCCTATCTCGTGGCCTGGGGCGATCCTGCGAATGACCTGCACATGACGGCATTGGATCTGGCCCGCGGGGTCATCTATGCGGACCTCGCGGCGTTCGTCACCGGCTCCCTGGGGGAAGCGGCGGCGGCGATATTCGGGGTGAGGAGGTAAGGGCGGGCTAGTCCTTCCAGTCTGGCATCAGTACCCGGAACTGTTCCTTCCGAATAAGGGTCCCGAGCCGCAGTGGCCAATCCATGAAGGGCTGCTTCAAAATAAAGCGCCATATGACCTTCATGAGGTTCCCACTACTAGAGAAGTAACGGCCTGCGGCGGGGGTCCAATAACCCGGATGCAGTAGTACAGAAGCCCTTAGCCCCCAAGGGCACCGCATCCGGACAGGCCGTGTCCTGCCGGGCGAACCGGCGGGGAAGAAAGCGCTGCGGGCCTGGGGCCATTACGTCTCGGCGTCCCGAGAAATTGGCTTGCTCCCACGCATCCCGCAGCGCTGCCGATTCTACCCCATCCACCATCAGAAAGCCAAACCCATGAGAGAAGGTTGGAAGTGCCCGGTTTGTGGCCGCGGCGTGAATCCTGACCATGCGACCTGCGATCATGCCGGGCAGGTGGCTCGACTTGTCCCTGATGATTCCGGCACGAGATGGTTTATCCCTGAGCCCTCGCTCACCCCGGCGCCGCCCGTTTGGAAGCCAGTCTTTACCTGCGCCTCATTAAACGGCCCGTCCATAAGCGGCGGCTATAGCACCGGCCCTGCCTCGTGCTAGGCGCCGTCGTCGGCCTCTTCGGCGGCTGGCGTGCGCTGGCGTTCCTGGGGGCTGCCATAGCCCTTGGCGGGTACGTCCTGTACCTGAAGGCCGATGCGGCGGACGCCCGTGCTGACGCGGCCCAGGCCGTTCTGGAGGCCCGCCACTGGCAGGCCCAGGCCGTCACCTATGCGGCAGCCCAGAAAGCCACGCTGGAAGCCCTGGACCGGCTCAAGGCCGAAGCGGAGCGGGCTGAATCCGTACTCCGCAGGGAACGCGACCGCGCCCGAGCCCAGGCCGATCTTAACGACTCCATTGCGAGGGACATCCTCAATGCGCCCGAGACTGATAGCGCCCCTGCTGCTCCTGTGCTGGATCGCGCCCTTGACCGCCTGCAGCTCCGTCAACAGGGGCCTGGAGAGCCTGGGCCTGCCCCCGGCGGTGGAGATCAGGGTAGAGAAGGTGAGTCCACCCCCGACGCTCCTGCACTGCGCTGAGCGGCCGCTGATCCCCCCACGCCCGGGTCCGGGGATGGCGCGTGACCAGAGGGTCGCCGCCGACGTGCTGAACCGGTACGACGCCGCCCTTGCCGACTGTCAGTCGAAGCTTGAGGGAATCAGGGAGTTTTACGAGGGGGATTATCGCTGATCAAGCCCAGTTCCTCTGCGCGCGTTCGCAGTCGTTCAAGCTCCTGATCAGTCGGCTTCTGAATCCGGGCAGCCCGCTGCGCGGTCGTCAGATTCTCCCCGCCACAATCACAGGGTCCAACCGGGCCAGTGTGGACGGCGCAATCTGAGGCATGTGGGTGTTTAGATGCGAAATCAGTCACAATAGGGAAGCACTGCACTGAAATTCCCGCCGGCTCGCATGAAGCCACCGCCTCAGCAACGCGATTTGCGTCCGTCTCGTTGTCGAATTCGCCAACGGCACTGCTGCCAGCGCCGCCGCGCTCTGAGTCCTCGTTATATTCTTGATAGTAGCGAGTGACGATATAGCGAGTCACCGGGCGCACCCGGATTTCGACTTTGAGTTCCATCTTCGATCCTTTCTGCCCCCGCAGGAGCATCGGAGTTTGATGCCCGCCAATTCTACCCCATCCACCCACAGGTGCAACATGGAAGCCTCGACGCAAGTCGGCATCGCCATCTGGATCGCCCTGATCCTGATCGTCGCCGTCGCCGCCGGCCTCGGCTGGCTTGCCTATAGCTGGTTCGTATAGGAGTGCCCCGCCGTGCCCACGTACACCTTCTGGCTGGCCGTGGCGACCATAGCCGTCGCCCTGGTCATCAGCTTCGTGATAGCTGCTGGGTTCGGCTGGCAGCCCTTCGGGATGTTCCGATGAGCCTGCGGAGCGCGGCCGGGGCGGTGCTGCTGTTCTGTGCAGCGCTGGCGGCCACCGTGGGCGGCATGATCGTATCCGGCTGGCGCTGGGTCGGGCAATTCGTCCGCACGCCTGGGGAGCCGTGGCAGGCCGACGCCAAGCGGGTGGGGCTGCTGGTGCTGGCCGTAATGGTCGTCGGACTGATCCTCGCCGTGGCGGGCTAGCCCCACCCCATCACCGGACCGTACTCGCACGTCGCCAAGGCCAGCGCCAGGAGCAGGGCCGCTATAGCGAACCCCAGCATGTCTCGGCCAGGGTCGCGGCGAGGGGAGGGCGGCTCGGGAGGTGTGCGGGTCATGGGACCTGATTTTCCATATCCAGATTATTGCGAATCGTTGAGCGGTACTTGGATCGTTGCTTGACCGGAATGTTGAAGCGTCTACATAATTCCGATTCGGAACCAAGATGTAGTACTATGTGGCCGGTATGAGACATGGCCCGTCAAAAGCTGCCGAGCAACAAAATATCACGCAGGCGCGCTAGGTTAGCAGCGGACTCTGAACGTGACTGTTTTTGTGATTCGCATATTGTATAGAGTGGCACGTCACGCTGGTCGCGCAAGATCTGGCATTCACGCAAGATGGTTGCGAACCCTACCCTGCAATATCTGGCCGCCCATCGCTTAAACGACATTTCATCGATACCAGCATCGGCCGCCATCTCGGCAAGGGGCTTGCCAGACTTCAACGCGTTGATCCGCTTTTGGCGCTCGTAATCCGAGATGCATCCATTGCGGTTGAACTTGTCGCGGCCCTTCTTAACCATGTCGCGGATGTTGTCCCGCTGGGTCCCGAGGAACAGGTGGGCGGGGTTGACGCACACCCTGTTGTCGCAGCGGTGTAGGACAAGATTCCCCTTCGGGATCGGCCCGACCCATTCCCGATAGGCGATGCGGTGCGCTGTGGTCGACGTGCGGCGGAAGGCATCCTGGAAGGTGATCATTCCGTAGCCGGTGTTGTTAACCGACCCGGTCCACTCCCAACAGCCGCCCTCTACGTAGCGAATTTGAGCCGTCAGTTTCTCGGCAACGGTCGACCCTTGGCGTCCAGGGGTTCCTCGCTTGGCCTCAGTCTGTAATGGCATATCTCGCGGATCTTTCTGTTGGCGCGCCGGGCTTCCATCTTCAAATGAAACAGTATGGCCCGGTCCTTGATGTCATGCCGATGTGAGTAGTTGTTCAGCATCTCGGCATAGCCGATCAAGACCTGGGCAACACGGCGCATATTATACACGCTTGTGAACGGGATTTCTAACCTTACGGCCGTCCCGATGATCTTTCTGTCGTACTCGTCAAGATCCTCGGTAACGAGCTGACGATCCTGTCGCTTTACCAATTCATTCTCCAACGTGCCAACCATGCGTACTCCTTTCCTGGTCTATGGGGTAGGGGAGGGTTACTCGACTCGCTTCCATGTCAGTGCGTCCGCCAGCATCGGCAGCCCGGCCAGCATGGCGTTTCGGTGATCGCCCGAGTAACCGGCCGCGGGCGCGGTTTCAGGATCGCCGATTGCGATGTAGGCGAGCGCCGTGATGCTGCCCTGTCGCGCGAGATCAAGCAGTAGTTCGAGCTGAGCGATGACATCGCCCTGCGGGTCGCGCGGTGGGCTTGGCGGCGGTGGAACAAGCGTGACGATGTTCCCCATCACCCGTTCCTCTGCCGCAGGTTGTCGATTGCGCCGGTCCACGCGCTCCGCATCTCCCGGAGGTAGGCCGCCGGACTTTGATCGAGGCCGTCAGGCATACAGAAGTCGGAATAGCCGCATGCGAGCCTGAGCGATTGCTCATCCCCCTCCCGTATGCCATCCAGCACGGCTGAGAGAGCGGCGCGGGCGCTGTATCGGTACTCGACCGCTTGGCATAGCGCGCAAGTCCATGCGCCTTCCGTGCAATCGCCGCTGTGTTTTGTGGCAGAGAGTATGGCGGTGGGATTGCCGCCATCATCGGCAAGGATCAATGCTGCCGCCACCCGTTCGACCAGCGCCTCGATGTATGGGTCACTCATCGGGCGTCTCCGCTGTGGTGTGGGTGGCGCGCCTTGATTTGCCCGTCATGATGTTGCCGCCTCCGTTGCGCCAGCCGATGATCCAAGCGTTGCGCGACCACGGGCCTTGGTACGGGCAATCGTCCACGGTCTTTCCGAGGCCCGCCGCTGCGTAGCCCTCGTCAAGCATCGCCTGATCGCGTTTGCTGTTCTTCCGTCGCCCGCTCATGTCCCCTCCTTGCCGATGGCGCGGATGGCTTTAGCGAGACTTTCGGCATCGGTCGCACGGGTTTCTAGCGCTGCAAGTTCGTTTGTCGAAGCACCCCGGAAGCGCCTCGCCTCCAACACCCCGCGCACGTCCTCTACGCGCTTGTCGCATTTCAGCGCAGCCTGCTCCCGGCCCCGCGCCTCGGCATCGGCCAGGGCGGTGGCGACGGCCCTCTCAAAGGCTGCGATATGTTCCATATTCTCCAGCCCTACTCCGGTTAACACGCGCAACTCCCGAGCCCGTGCCATGTGGTCCACGGTGGTCATGGCATGCGCTTCAAGCACAGCGACTCAATGACGTTCTTGCCCGCTGCCGTCAGGATGTTCCACCCCTCGACGCGCGTAACCCAGCCGTTCGCCACGAACACGTCACGGCAGGATTTTCCGATCAGGTCGCCATCCTGAACCGGCCGCTCCGCGATCTGGAGCAGTGTGTCCAGCGGGCCTTCATTGCTGTAGAATTGTCTCATTCCGTCACCTCTTGCTTCTCGGGTGTGGGGAGGAGGCCGCGCGCCTTGCGGATGATCGGCTGATGCGCCCCAGCATCTGTAAGCATCGGAGCTACAGCAGCGATCATCTCCACCAACGCCTCACGCGCGGCCAGAAGCTCGGCTGCGAGGGCTGGGGTCAGGTGTCCGGCTTTCTTAATCTCCCGCAGGCTTTCCGTCACTGTGAATGAGCGAAGCTCGTGGAACCGCTTCTTTAGCGCCACCAACTCTTCCAGGCGTGCGGTCGGGGTTGGGATTGGGGTCATCTACTTGTTCTCCAGGGCGGCGAGTTGGTCTCGGATGGAATTCGCACTCCGCAATGCTGCAAGCGCGTTTCCAATGTCCCCACGCAGGTAGGCGAGTTCTTCGATTGCATTGAAGTGACGCAGGTCCGCCAGCAATCGCCGCCTTTCCTCTACCGATGGCGTGTCCGGGGTTGTTATCGGGTGCCCCACTCCTCCGGCGGGTCGATCGTCATCGTGTATTTACAACATTTCGGCCAGCCGTCGCGTAAGCCGTTCCGGCCCTCCATGGATTCCTCACGGCCACAAGTGCGGCACCAGACCTTGCGCGCGGCGAGCTTCGGGTGGCATTCAATCAGCTTGTCGTGAATCATGGTCATCGCCTCAGCTTCTCCTCTGCTCTGCGTACAGCCTGGGGGTTGGATTGCCGGAAGGCTTCCCAAAAGCCCCTGGCAATGGCCTTCGTGTCGAGCCTGTATTTCTCAGCGAATGACGCCTCTCCCCGATGCTGCTCGGCATGATGTGTTGCACAAAGGCTGATAACCCAGCAGTCCGAGGGCTTGAGCGAGGTTCCGCCGTCTGTCCCGATCCTGATATGCGCCGCTTCCGTTGGTCGCTCCATGCAGTCGTAAACCGTGCAGGCGAATGAGCGCACAAACTTGAGATGTGCCGGACAACGCAACCGGCCTTCACGGCGGGGCTTGGGGTGGACCAGACGGGGCGGGAGGTTAACGTTCATGGCGTCCACGTCTCCCGCCCGCTCGCCTTGCGGAATTGCGCATATAGATTTTGAAACATCTCCGCATAGGCGCCGTCCGTATCGAGCTGCCGGCGGGATGCGATGCCCAGGTCATTGCGGAGCATGTCGGCCGTTACCTCGGCCCGATTTTCCCCCTCTGCCCATGGGACATTGTTGTGCAACTGCCGCTGCCGCATCCATTCCTGAAACACCGGATCGTCGCAGAGGATTCCTGCCTGTGCAGACGGCCGTAGCTCATGAAATGCCCGCCGCTCCTTCTGCGGAGCTTCCTGGGAAGCCGTCTTGTCGATCCGCGCCACGCCGACCCACACGGGAAGATCGGGCCTGGGCAGTCCTCCCAGCACGGCTAGGGCCTCTTCGGCATTCTCTTGCGCCACTTCCAGGATTATCTGGACCATCTTGCGGCCCTTCACGATGCGGAGGTCAGAGTAGGTCGCAATGAAGGCTTGGCCGTTTTCAGGCGACATAGCGGCGCATCCAATTTTTGTTGTGCTCTAGCTTGCAAATTCGGCAGTGACGTTGCCCGGTTTTCGGCCAGATGTAGGTGTTTTCTGCGCTGTACTCATGTCCGGCCGGGCAGTGCGTTTTGGACCTGTGGATTATTCCGGTGTCTCCGCGCTTGATGTTCTCGGCGGGGGTGACCGGCTCTAGGTGGGCCGGGTTTACGCAGGCGCGGTTCCGGCACAGATGGTCGATGTATAGCCCTGCCGGTATCGGTCCGCGGAACAGCTCATAAACGGCCCGATGCGCCCCCACGGACTTTCCGTTGACGGTGACCTTGCCGTAACCGTTCTTTTGGATGTTGCTGAGCCATATCCAGCATCCGCTTGCTGCATCCAGCATAACAAATTTATGCAGCCGGTCTGCTAACGGCTCTCGCGGGCGGCCTATGCGAGCATTTGCAATTCGTCTGTTGCGCGTCATGCCGCGTGCCCCCGGATCAAGTCGTTTGCCCACTTCTCCCAATCGCTCGCGCGCTTGTTGGCCTCTAGCAACTCCGCCTGCAAAACCTCGCACCGTTTCAGGAGGTACCGGTTCTCCCTGCGGGCGGCCTCAAGCGCGGCGAGGCAGTCCATCACGCTGCGCCCAAGATCGTGTTGTTGTCGGGCAGCCCTTCGGCCTTCTCCGTCATCGCGTCCTGCAACACCTTCACATCGGCTTGTGTCAGCCCCGCAGCGCGGCGAGCGCCGGCCTCGGCCTTCCACCAGTCGCGCAAGTTCTGCTTGGTCAGGGCGACGGAGATGATGTCCTTGGCGGCGGACATATAGAGCGCCTGCCCTAGCACTTCCCTCAATTCGCCAGTATCGAGTGGCTTATGCCCCCGCAGGATCGCCTGCAGACGGGTCTTCTCCCTGTCCGGGATCTTGAAGCTCCGACCGGCCGGCTCCAGTTCAACCCACGGGGTGTCCAGGTCATAGAGATACCGGCCGATGCCCCAATTGACGGCGGCGCGCTTGAACGAATCCGAGAGCGATCCCTTTTCCGCCTCAACGTCGGTATCTCCGGCGCCGTCTGCCTTCCACACCCACTCATCGCCAAGCTTGATTCCGATCTCACAGATGACCGTCTTGCCGGCATGCTCTGGGTGGCGACGGCTCCATGAGTGCGCACCGCAGACCTCGTCAAGCCTGTCCATGACATCGCGAGCATCTATATATGCAAGCGCCATGCCGCGTTTCTTGTCCTGCGTCGTCGAGCCCACGCGCCATGAGACACGCTCGGGAGCGAAGGGCTTGGCAAGATCAGCTAGTTTCATCGGACGTTCCCTTCGGATGCAGAGTGTTCGGGCCTTCTGTATAATCGGGACAGTCGCCGTCATTGATGTAACGGCAGAGCTTGTAAGGCTCCTCTACCCCGCCCGTGACGTAGTTCGGACGGGCCTCGGTTCGGTTTGCAAAGCATTGCCAGCGATACCAAGCGTCTGATTTGTTGACGATGATGAGGTTGACGCAGGAGCAGCAGAAGGTCGGTCGATCAACCACTGAATTCTCTCCCGCAAATCAATGAGGTCCGCCCGTATATCGTCCGTCACCACATAGGAGTCCCGGACTGCCCAGAGGTTGCGCAGATGCGACAGGGTGGTCATGACGCGCACGTGCATCCATTCCTTGTGCCGGGCGTATTGGGCGGGGGTCATGGTTTCACCTGTCTGCATGTTCCGGGCAAAGCGTTTCCCATTCCTCGATGGTCAAATAGCTGTCCGGCGTCAGGAGGTTTCGGACGGCCCTTGGAGATGCGTTCTCATGGAAGCAATTCAGCGCAATGAATCTGCCGCAGACATTGCACCGGTTCCAAAGCCTGTCCTCCATGGTCATAACAGTGCCGACCTCCGCTCAGCCGCCGCCATGCCCACGGCGAGGAGGCGGGAGCGGGTTTCGGGGCTTAGGGCTGGCTTGTCCACCGGGGCGACGCGGTACTCGATCCGGCGGCCGAACAGCCATGCGATGAGGCGGCGCATGTCAGGAGCCCTCCGGTGTGGCGCCAGTGCCGCTACAGACCGGGCACATGATGGGCTTTACGATGCCCATGATGACGGCGGCCGCACTTTGGAGCGGTAGAGAGGTCCATGCGGTCCAGGGTTCGCCATCATCGGAATCAGCGATCTTCCCGCAGCCGTCGCATCGCGTACATTTAGCCATCTCATCCTCCTGAAAGGTCCCGGTCGGCGGTTCCACGCACCGGCCGGGCTGTCCACCTTGTCCAACCTCTAGACTCGTTCTCCCTTTCGTGCGCTGTGTTGCGCTCAATGCCCGTGAGCGCGTCGGGTAGAGTGGCGGGGGCCGGGGCGATTAACTCCCGGCATCTTTTCCAATTCAGGGGGTATCGGTTTTAGGCCGTCCTCCCGCACGTTTTCACTCCCGTGCTGCCCCGCCTCCGGCCGAAGCCGGAACTCAACTCAGTATCAGCGGCCACCAGTTTCTAACGACGCCCAAATGGTAAATGAACGTGCCGATCACGGCGCCGAAGAAAGCCCATTTCCAGTTCATCGCCCTACCCCCACACCAGCACCGCCAGCCCTACCGCAGTCGGGGCCAGCATGAACGCCAAGCACACCCGCCAGCTATACGGCTCTATGTGACGGGGAGGGGTGTGGATGAGGTCATTGATACGCATGGTGTTCACCCGAACAGCCGACCAAGAAGGCCGCAGAAACCGCCCTCATAAACGCTCACTTCGGGCTCGCGGCCGAGCAACCGGCGGATCAGCTTCTGATGCCTCGGCTTGTTCCAGGCGGCAGCGACTTCCCGATGAAAACCCTCACCGCTCTGTTCCCGGTTATCGTGATGCGCCATTGCACACTCGTAGGGCTTCCCCAGGTCATGAACGGCACAGAGGCCGTTGATCAACCATGCACAGCGCCCATCGGGATTGCCGGGATATTCTGTGCCGCCGTCCTTCCACCCCAGGCGCGGCGCGAGAACGAAGATCGGCTCTTCATTGCCGAGTTCGTCTTCGGGCTCCCACCAGTCAACGCCGAGATCGGCGTCAAATAGCTCTTGCAGCTTTACGCCCTTCGCCCTGGCAAGCTTCTCCGCTTCGCCGGGCATGAACCAACCCGGATGGCTGTTGCAGGCTTCAACGCAGAGTTCACACTTGCAGTCGGCAGGCCGGGGAGGGCGGGCCGTCCAGTCGGTGAGGGTCATGTGGTGGGCTCCTTGATAGCTAGACGGGCTGTGTCACACGCATAGCCCATGTCGCGGATCATCGCGTCGAGTGTTCTGTTGCCTGGGCTCAGGATGCGATTGATGCCAGCCAGCGCCTCCCGCAGCCGCTCGATCTCACTGACAGCTTCATCGGCAAGATTTGCGGCAATGCCGGACTCTGCGCAACCGCGGTCCAGGCTTCGGCCGCTGAGGCGCATGGCCTCTTCTTGTAGCCGCTCCACGATGTCCCTCATGACTTGCCCCCGGTGAGATTGGCGAGCTGGCGGTGGAGGCGCATAGCGGCGCCGGTCCATCGTTCGGCGGCTCCAAAATCGCCGCGCAGCCAGCAATAGCGGGCGGAGTTTTCAGCATCGGTAATCGCCCGTTCCTTCTCGGCCCGCATATCCGCCTCGCTCCGCAGGGGCTCTCCGCCGTGCATATGCCGGTCGAGTGCCATGTCAATCACCCTTTCCGGCGAGGCCGCAGTAGCCTGGCATGGGGCCTTGATCGCCAAACGAATAGCTCCCCCACCGCCACGCCATGCACGCGGAGCCGATGCAGTTGCACTCATCGTCCATCCGCGTCATGCGATTAGCCGACACTGCGTCGCCATTGACAGCGACCGATGCAACACGCGCAAACGGACACCATTTGGATTGAGCCTGTTCCTCGGTCAGCATCACACCGTTCTCCCGTAATGCCACGCGCGCAGCCCGCGCTCATGCCGCTCATCGGCCTCCCGGTCTGCGATGACCTCGGGGTCATGCTCGTCGTCGCGCTCGGACTGTTCCGCGATGAGGAAAGCAACGTCGCCGATGTCATCCTCAAGGGAGAGCTTGAGCATCTTTATGTCGCCGTCCGCCCCGGCAACCTCACATGCGATGACAGCGGTGAACGCCGCATCCAGTGCGATCCGTAGCTGCTCAAGGGCGCGGGCTTCTGGCGAACGGGCGGTCATGGCCATTCCATATAATGAGGTTGGGCCGGCTCATTGCTGCCAAAGACGCAGCCGTGAACTGCGACGTATACGGTCAATGCAATGCCCGCATAGAGCCAGACGGTTAGAATGATTGAGATGGCGGTCATGGGGTGGGGTCCTCGAAATCGAACGGCGGCCGCTCAACGCGCTTGACGGCGACGATCCGGTACCCGGCCGCGTCGAGGGCGGAGAGGATGTCGTCTGCAACGCCGGCCGGTGCTGGCGTGAGCGGGCCAAATCGTCGGTCAACGAATTCCGCAATCACATCTCTCGGGCTCATGTCCGGTTGTTCCTCTCCAGCAGCGCCGTGGCGTCCTGGCACCATTCAACGGCGAACGAAATCTGCGTTGCCTCCCGCTCCAACAGCACGTCCATATTGCTGCGCCACAGCACATCCAAATCCCGCGACATCATCGCCAGATCAGCCCATATGCGGTGACGGCGTGCGGCGCGGCGTTCATCGGGCGTGCGGCGGCGGAAGAGGGACATGGCGTCTATACCTCCGGCTTGAGGCCGAGCAATTTGGCAGTCAGGCACCACGCGCGCGGTGCTGACGTGTTGAAGTAGTAGCGTGGGCCGTCCGGCCACAGCGTAATGTCGTGACCCAACCCAACTGCCTTGCAGACCGCCTCTGGATGCAGCTTGAGCACCGCCGGGCGGCCCCAGCCGTGCGCACCCGGACCGCCGGGGCGTTGATGTCCGACGCTGCGGCGCTCGGCCTCTCGATCGCGAACCTCGACAAATTCCTGCTCGGCGATGCGGGCCGCAGCGATGATCGCGGCTTTCGTCTTGGGCGCGCCCCGCGCCGCTTCGGCTAGCGAGTCGAGATGAACCATGATGTTGAGCAGGTCCATCACATCGTCCCCGGACACATCCAGGCGAGGGCCTGGACCATCTCGCACTCGGACTCTTCGAGCGGGCGGCCCTCGGCGTGCTGGATCGCATGGCAGTGCTCATGGGCCTGCAGGGGAAAGTTGTCGGCCCGCGCCACGATGGTGGTCGAGCCATCGGCCCAGACGATGAAGCTCCCCAGGCAATTCGGCCGGCCGCTCGTCTCGCAGAAATTCGGCCCCGGCGTGTCGTCGATGTAGCGGTCGGCCATGACGGGCTGAGCGTTCATAAGCATTGCGGCACAGGCGGCGGCGAGGGTTGCTGACATAGTGTTCTCTCCCTTCCCTGAGAATCCCCCCGGCCAGCACCATGCCGGCCGGGGGTAGTCACATTCGCCTCTACAGATCCACAGGGGAAGATCCGGAGGCGCGCCCCAGGGGAGGACGGGGCGATCAGCAGGAGCTGATGAGGGGATATTGCCACAGCATTGCCAGAGAGGCAAGTGGAAAAATGGGGCAAGGGCAAAAAAAGACCCCGCGCTAGGCGGGGCCTGAGTTCTAGAGCTGTGGCTCTTCTTGCCTGCAGGGGAACGTTACGACGTTCTTCCCCGCTTCTGAGGGCGCGCGCCACGGGTCGAAGGCGTCCCCATCAAGGCGTCCACATATGGTTCCAGCAGGGATATCTGCTGGCCTGTCATATGCGTGATCTTGTTGATAAGCGTCAGTTTGGCTTCCACCGTTGCAGCCTCCCGATCTGGTACGGCCCTGTGACCAAAATCGGGCGATTCCTTTAACAAGGGGTTAACGGATGCCTCCCCCTGTACATCCTCATGGTTAATTTCTTCGACTGCTAGTAGATCGGCCTCAGGCACCCCCAACACCTGGGCCACGACCGGGCGGCTTTCATTGCTTAGATTCCGCTCGCCCCGCTCGACGCGCGACAGAAACGTCGTCGAGTAGCCGGTTTTCTCGGCCAACGTCTCTAGGGACATCTTTTTCTTTTTGCGGAGCGTTCGGACTATCGAGGCCATGCCGTGATCCTGCCGTAAGGGCAGGATGGCCGCCAGATCCAGCGCGGCAAGGGCATTGCCAGATTGATCTTGCATTCCCCTTGCCGTCATGGCACATTGTCAATCGCAATGACCCTCAAAGAATATCTCACCTGGAAAAGCCTGACCGATACCGCCTTCGCGCGGGAGATCGGCGTGGTGCCCTCAACCGTGCTGCGGCTCAAGAGCGGCGACCGCTCGCCCAGCATGGCCCTAGCCCGAAAGATCATGGAAGCGACCGGCGGCAAAGTGCGGCCCGACGATTTCCTGCATCAGCAAGGAGCCGCCTGATGTCCTGGCTCATCCCCACGTCTCCGCTCGGCTGGATGCTACTGAGCTGCGTGGTGATCGTCGCCACCTCGGCAGCCCTTGGCAGTCTGGCCGGCTGGATCGACAGGTGGATGCGCCGGCAACTGGATGAGCCGGACGATTCCGACGCGGCCGGAGCCTGACGCGCGATGCGCATCATCCCGATCAGCAAAGGTTACGAGACCATCGTCGATGACGAGGATTACGAGTGGCTGTCGCAATACGCATGGATGGCGCTGGTCAAATACCGGAAGAGCGGCCGGATTTATGTCATGGCGCGCCGATTGGCGCCGCGGCGCGGTGGTCGATTGAGGAAAACCCTGCTGATGCATCGCGAAATCATGCGTGCCGCTGAAGGTCAGCAAATCGACCACAGGAACAGAAACCCGCTCGACAATCGGCGGGAAAATTTGCGGTTCTGCACGGCAGCGCAGAATAACGTTAATCAAGATGTCGCTGGCGCCAGCGGATACCGGGGCGTTCGTAAAACCGCCACCGCAGGCAAGTGGCGCGCCGACATAGCAGTCAACGGGCAGAAGATCTGCTTGGGCGGCGCGTTCTGCACGCCGGAGGCTGCCGCCGCTGCCTACAACGTCGCCGCCATACAGCACTACGGCGAATTCGCCTTTCTCAACGACGTGGTGAATGGTCCCCGTCATGGGTGAACTAATCCAATTTCCTGCCGGCCGCGTTCGCCAAAACACGTCCGGCAACATCACCGAGGCTCTCGGGCGCCAACCCGTCCCCTCGTTCGATCTGGTCCGCAAGAACCATCAACTGTCTGCCCGCTTCGATGCAGCACTCGGCCGTCTCGCGGAAGCAAACCGCAAGATCGCGGCATGCATCCGGTTCGGGGAACTGCTTATCGAACATCAGGCGCATCAGTCTGTCCTCTCTTCTCCGTCCCAACAGTGTGATGGAGATGAGAAGAAATGCCCAGAGGACAGGACCCCAAGGTTGCCATGACGTTCCGGTCCCGATTCACCAATGCATTGTGCCGCAGGATTTGGCCGCAGACCGATTTGGCGCGCAAGCAGCTCGCGCATGCCATCGGAGTGAGCGGCGGGACGCTGGATCTGTGGCTGCGTGGCCACGGGAGCCCGAGCGCCGAGGCGTTGGCGGAGCTGGTGAGGTTCTTTCACAGCCGGGGCGACCGGCTTTTCAAATACGAGGTTTTCAACATCGAGCCCCCGCCCATGGTGCCCGAGCCCCTGTTGGCAGCCCTGCAAGCCTACCGGCAGGCAGAGGCGCGGCAGGGCAGGGAATTGGAGATGGCATGACCTCAGAGGCCGCCCTACACCGTCAGGTCGCCAAGTTCCTTGATGCCGCTCTATGCCCGGAGGTGTTCTGGACGACCATTGACCATGCCGGCGGCGGGAAGGTCCTGGGAGCCCAGCGCAAGGCCCGTGGGGCGCGCAAGGGCATTCCCGATTTGCTCATCGTCCACAAGGGTCACGCCTACTGGATCGAGCTGAAAACAGCCAAGGGCCGGGTGTCCAAGGCGCAAGAGGATGTTTCGGACCGGCTCCTGACGGCCGGTTGCTGGGTCTATGTCTGTCGTTCAATCGAGGAAGTCCAATCCGCCGTCCTGAAATGGGATCTGCCGTTGAGAGGGAGGATCGCATGACCCCCGCCCAACGCCGCCTGCAGAAGCTCCGCGACCAGTTGGAGCAGATAGACGCCCTGACCGCATCAGGCGCCGTCACGTATACGCCGGAACTCGACAGCGCAATGGCGCAGCTCCGGGAAGAAATCGACGACCTGTCAGACCGCATCCCAACATCGGAGGTATCGTCATGAGCATCGCAGTTGTTGCTTTTCTCTGCGCCGTCTCGATTCCCCATGCCGAGTGTGGACGGGACACTGCTATCGATGTCCTGACCTTCCCGCCGGCACAGTCCGAACTCACGTGCCTACGCGATTCGATGCAGACGCTGGCAGACCTCGCCATCCAGCCCCGAGAGGGCGAGCGCTGGGTTGTGAAATGCACCCGGACCGAGATTGGCCGGGAGAGCGTTGGTTGACACCAGAACAGCTTGCGCTGCTGAAAGAGATGGAGGACGCACCTGTCCGCCCGCACGGCAAGCTTCGCCGCGAGCCTGTCCCGCATGGTCACGTCATGCCACCCGGCACTGGGCCGGAGGGCGAGACGTGCGGATCATGCGCGCACATGACCCGGAAGCGGATGGGCAAGGTCTATCTGAAATGTGGGCTCAACGTTGCGAAATGGACCAGTGGACGCGGCTCCGACATTCGGGCGAAGGACGCAGCCTGCAAGAAGTGGGTCGGTGCATGATCCACCCCTCGCAGGTTGCCCGCGCCGTCGACACAACCAACGAAACCGGCCTGCTGCCTGTAGCCATAGCCGCAGCGGCCTTGACGAACGCCCTGGAAGCCGAGTGGCCTTATCTCGCCCGTATGCCCGCACATGTCCGGGTGCATTTGGATGCGCTCAGGGATGCTCTTGAGGGAGCAGGGAGATGAGCGACGGCGGCACAGCATGGGCGCGCGGCATATCGCCCGACAAAACGAATGCGGAGCGCGACCATTTTTACCCGACGCCACCCGAAGGGACCCGCGCCCTGCTGTCGGTCGAATCCTTCAATGGCGACATTTGGGAACCGGCATGTGGCGACGGGGCGATCAGCCGGGAGCTTGAGGCCGCTGGCTACAGCGTGACCAGCACCGACCTCATTGACCGAGGGTACGGAACGCCTGGGGTCGACTTCCTGCTCGACTATCAGACTGTGTGCCCAAACATCGTTACCAATCCGCCGTTCAAGTTGGCCGGGGAATTCGCCCGCCACGCCTTAGCCCGTTCAACACGCAAAGTCTGCATGTTGGCGCGGCTCGCATGGCTGGAGGGAAAATCCAGGGGTGAGTTCTTCCAGTCATCGCCCCTTGCCCGCGTGTGGGTGTTTTCCTCTCGCCTGAATATGCAACGGGCTAGGCAGGCAGAGAAGGCCGACGCGGGCGGAATGATCGCCTTCGCATGGTTCGTTTGGGAGCACGGGCACCAGGGGCAACCGCATATCGGGTGGCTGCCCAATCTCCGGTACGACGGCCAGGACGACTCCCGCAAATCATGGGAACTGGGGATAGCAGAGATGCGCAGGCGCCATGAGGCCGCGAAATGAACTACCGCCCGTCTGAATTTTACCAAGACGTGATGCGGCTGCGCAAAGAGAACAAGACGCTGCGTGAGATCGGCGAAATCTTGGGCGTCAACAAGAACGTCATCACCGGCGTTATCCAGCGCCTAGCCCGTGAGGGCTGGTCCCACCCGTACATGAAGCCCGGCCGCAAAACCGATGACTCCACATACGACCCTCCCCAGCCTTGGGAAGACGTTGAACTGCGCGAGCGGTTGTTTGCCGGGGCGGTGTTCGAGGATCAGCCGCGCATAGCCAAGCCCAGGACTCCGGCCCGTATGGGTTCCCCGCTCCATCACTCGCCAACGGGATCGTCCATGCAGACCTGCGTTGATGGTGGGGTGGGCGGATGAGCTTCGATGAGTTCTGGTCCATCTATCCCCGCAAGATCGCCAAGGGCGCGGCGCGCAAGGCATGGAATGCGGCGATCAAGAAAGCTGCTCCCCTGGACATCATTGCCGGCGTGTCGCGCTACACGGCCTCGCTATCGGATCAGCGGACGGCCAAGGGATGGGCTCCTGATATCTGCCATCCAGCTACTTTTCTCAACGCAGAGCGGTGGAATGACTGTTCCGAATCAGATGGACATAGTACACTGAAAACGCCCGTGGATAAAGAGGAAGTGCGCGTTCGCATGGTGGCCGACTGCATCAAGCGGGGCATTTATTCCGCATCCACACCTGATCATTTCGCTCGCCTTGCGGTTGCGCGTGGATACGTCGAGG